TCAATAATACCCCAAAATAAACCAATTCCTTCCCAGCCGTAGATGTATTTAATCTTTAGCATTTTAATATCCCTCGAAGCCGAACTATCGTGCGAGAAATAATAAGCATCCTTTTTATGTGCCATAAATTTGTTAAAAAAAGAAACCCATCGGTTGTGAGTTTCGACAGGTTCCAGGTTAATAAATAACCATTTGAGGTAATATCTAACAAGCTCACAACTTCCTATTAGATACTTAATACAATGCAAATATACTACTTCTTTCGCAATTTAAAGTATTTATCCAGCTTTTTATTTAACGAAGATAACGGTACATTAAACTTCTCTGCATAATGCTTAATAGGCTTACCTTCAACTAAATACTCCTTTAAAAAGTCATTAAAAATAGCATTCGTTTCTAAAGTTACTTTCTTCGTTTTTAAGTGCTTTGTTCTAATTCCTTTGGCTCTTAAAATTTCTCTTATTCGCCTTTGGGATATGTTATATTTTTGGCTTAAATCCTCAATCGTAACATTATCAGTTCTATACTCCTCTAAAAAATCCATCTCTTTATAATTTTAAAATACTAACGCTACTCATTAGTACTTGGGTGTTAATCTCTGCTAAAATTGTTAAACTTTCCCCTAAAATAGTTCGCAGACACCTCTTATCTTTACCGCAAAAAGAACGCTTGTAGCAGCAGTAATATCTTTAATTAAAAAGGTAGACTTGAAGTATCTTCTTTAGGTGTTTCTTCTAACTTACCTAATCCCCATACTACTTTACCATTTCCTAAATAAGTCTTTGGTGCTTTAGCATCTCTTTCTTCTTTAGACTGGCTTAATGTGATTGAAACATTATTACCGAACTTATCGTTCTTGTCATCAACAATAATAGATAAATTTAAATACTTGTCTTTGATTAACTTTGTTCTGTCAATCTTTGTTACATCAATAGATGCGTTGATAATTGTTGCCATTTTATTTTTTTTAAAGGGTTATAATTCTTGTTCCTATTCTTGCCTGTATCTCGGCATCGTATTTTTGAAGCCAGGTCCTACAAAGTTCAACTCTTTCGATAATCTCTTGCTCAATAGAAATATCTCGTTTAAACTCGTAAGATACCCAGCGTTCAAAGTCTTCTAAATGTGAATAGCTAACTTTTGTTCCAAAATTAGCAGCAGCAGGTGTGTCGCCTAAATAATAGAATAGTGTAGCAAACTCTTTATTACATAACATCATATAGCCTCTTAACTGCCATTCGTAATCAGTATTTAACTCTAAAGCTGAATCTAATAAGGTTTTTCTATTCCAAGCACATTTAGTGTCTATGATAGAATTTTCAAGGATTACATCGGGAGTACCTACTAACCATTCGTTAGAATAAATATCTTCGTTCTTATAGGCTTTAATACCACCGTATAAAACTTTGGATGCAAACTCTATTGCTTCGTTTTCTAATAAGATACCTTTGGTTAAATACTTGGAATCAAGTTCTTCCGTATCTCCTGCATACCAATTTTTAAGATAAGTTATACAAGTTTGCGACAATTCGCCTGGCTTCTTTGACTTGCTCATTAGTTTCCCCAATGAACTCGGTCTTGCTTTAAATAATTTCATTTGCCTTAACAGTTAAAATTCGTAAAGTCTCTGCATCCATAGAATAGCGTTCTTGAATAGCAGTTAAATTCTTTGCATCTTTTAGGTAACCTGCTCTGCATTTGTCAAACAATTCCGTACCTACTTTTAAAATTGGCTTTAGTTTTTCTTCTACCATTTTGACTGCATCGTGCATATTCGTTGCATCAGCATCTTTGGTATCATCAATAAGGAATAAACCATTAAGAGCATATTTCCGAGCATAACTGGAACTCGCACCAAAACTCTGCGCAATATCCATACCTTTTCGACTTGGATCAATCCCAGCCGATGCCGAAGCGTTAAATTCTTTACCATCTTTATCAAAAAATTGAATGTAAGTTTCGCAGAAGATAATTCCTGCTTTTTCTTGGACACTATCCGATATTATCATAGTACATCCGTACTTAAGTAATAAAGGCTTTACTGCTTCCAATATATCTTCCGTAGAACGATACTTGTACTTCCCGAAGGAATTGAATTGGTTTTTAGGTGCTTTTAATTCGGATTGAATTTTTAATAATGACATAGTTTTCTTGTTTTGGTTTTTAAAGATACAATTTATTTTATTAAATTAAGGTAATTATTTTTAATTATTTGCTTCGAAATATGATGCTCATAATCATTTGTAACCCTTTGTATTTCAGCTTCTTTAACTCTATTAATAAGATACATTGCCTGGACTGATTTACAGTAGTTACCATCTTCTAATGTTTGTCTATAAAGCCTTTTTAACTTATCCAACTTACTTTCCTTCGGTGGATTATTAATGAATTTGTGAACGGTTATAATACTCATTAGTCTTCAGTTATAGTATACCATTCTTCCATTTCTTCCAGCATCTCTTCTAAAGTGAGGCCAAAAAAGTTTTCAAACTCATTCATTATCGTGGTCTGCAAATATCATACAATGTATTAGCAAAAGTAGATTGACAAGCCAACACTGGTTGTTTTAACATTGCTAAAATTAATTCCTCGTAGTTCTCGTTAATAAACTCTTCTACATCCTGTGTAAAGTAAATAGGATTTTCTGCCTGCTCCATACTTGTAGGGTCTAACTCTATTTTAACTTGACCTCTTGAAATATCGTAGTTTTCTAATACCCAAAAGCGTAGGTCTGCCTGTTTGAATCTATGGTGGTAAATAATAAAACCATCGGTGTATTCGGTGTAATAAGTGTTTTGGAAATCAACTTCTACAATGTTAATCTCTTCGATAATTGGATTTTTTAACTTTTTCATTTTTTTCGAGTAATGGTTAAACAATTTTTGGTTAATTCTTTGCAAGAGTAAATCTTGCCGTTATAAGTTTTGTAATACGATAGTAAGGACCTAATCCGGTTGCCTTCTCGTTTGTCTACTTGCATAGTCTCCCCTATGCCCAGCGACTTAATTTGTAGTGCTTGTTCTTTCTGGTAAATCATCTAATAATTGTAAGGCTCGTTTAAAAACTTGGATTCTTGCGTACACTTGTCTTGACTTGTAAGGGTCTTTCTGTACACTTGGTAGCTGATTTGTTAGCTTGTTGATTGCATCTTTTAAGCCTTGCTCAAATGATGGTTCTTGTGGATAGTTGAACATAGTTTTAATGCAGTGTAGGATGCTGCACCCCTTTTGGTTTGTTAAAGTTTTATTTCGTGATTATCCCAATGGTTTATATTTTCATTGTAAGAATTGGGATTTTCTAATTTTTCAATCTCTTTGGTTATAATAAAAGCAGATTTATTTCTTTGCTCCATTTGGAAAAAAGAAGATGGCATTTCTAAATAAATAGAATCTAATTGATTTTTTAAATCTTTGATTTTACTAATTTTTTCTTGATTGGTCATAATTTTGGTATCGTGGGTTTTAAACGATAAGCGAATATCTTAATTAAGAATTACATCCTAAAGCATTATTTTACTAAAGTGCCTTTGCAAATCGTAACTTGCTGATAATCAAAGAAATTATTTTTAAAGTTTTTTTAGGATAAGGTAAACAACTACTCCAATACCCAATAAATAGAGTAAAGTGTTATTTCCTTTTGGCTTCTCTTCTTGAATAGTGGTTTTATCCACTTTAATAGCCTTGTTTTCTTTCTTATCGATTTTAAGGCTCTGTAAGCGCTTACGCTCTTTGATGTGCCTCTTTATATGGATTGCCTTTAGTTTATACTTGTAGTCGCCTCTAATAGCTTCTAAAGGTGTAACTTGATGGTTTATTAATGTGTCAAAAACATAAGCTATTTCTTCGGTTGTTTCAATATCGCTTGAATCAGTAGCTAATTCAACTTTTTGGACCGTAGTTATAACGGAATCTACTTTTGTAGTTTCTACCAGCTTTTTAGACTTGCAAGAAGATAGTAGTAAAATTACTACCATTACAAATATTATCCTTTTGGCGACCATAACTTAATTAGTTTCTTTTGTCTTTCTAAACGGCAGTCTGCCTTGCATTTTGAGCAATACACTTTTGTACCCGAAGAGATATAATCAGTCTTGCAGCACTCGGAAATAGTCAAAGGGTTTACCTGCTCTATTTCGGTTATAACTTCTATATTTAAGTCTTCTTTTATTTCTTTTGATTTCTTTGCCATAATTTAAAGATATATTATTATCCTTTCGCAAATTTAACCAAAATAAAGTAATATTCCTACTTACCGCCTTCATACTCAATCTCCCTATTTAAACACTCAATAGCTTTTTTTAGGTCCTGGACCAATAAATCCTTTTTTCCTGCTCTTAAAATATACTTTATAGCGTTACCTTTCATAAACGAAAGATTATAGGCGTTGGCTATATCAATTACATCCACAGGAACTCCTTTAATTTCAACTTTGTAGTATTTAGGCTTTGTAACTATATCAGCTATTTTACTCCCAGTTAATTCGATAGGTTTAAATTGATATTTAACATTACAATTAGTGCAAATCTCCGAGCATTCGCAATTCTCTAAATGGTTAATTTCTTCGATAGTTTTCATTTTGTTTTTCTTTTAGTTTTTCTTTATTTGTTTCGGTTATTAATTCTCTTCGTACTATTTCTATTTGGTTGTATAATTCTTTTAATTTCTCAACTAACATCTCCCTCTTTGTCTTCATCATAATCTAAAAAGTCTAATCGTGTTTCAATCATTTTAATTAACCTTGCTTGTGTCAAGGTTTTGTAACTTGGGAATAAAAGTAAACTTTTTTCCTCTAATTCAAAAAGAAAATAAACAAAGAATTTAAGTTCCTCTAAAATCTCGCCATCAGTTACATCAAATATTTCTTCTTCTTTATTCTCCATATAAAACACCGTTATAAACACATTTATAATCAATAATAGCGTGGGGTTGTGCAAAGAATAAAACTTTATCGCCATCAATCTTGAAAGTTACTTCCAGGAAGCCTTGACACCAATCTGCTATCTTACCGGTAGGTAGATATTCTACTGCTTCCATTAACCTGGTACATCCAACCTCAAACCAAGCATTAATGTTATGCCTATTTCTTATGTATCGCATTCCAAGCCTATGACTGTGTCCTGTGCATCCGGAACCCCAATACTCAATAATATTCTTTTCACTTGCGTTCTTTGTTAAACTTAATCCGTGAGTAATATCAAAAATATCAAAGTAATTAAAAACATCCGTAGGGTCATAAACCATATCGTTTTCTGCCAGGTGCAGCATCTCTTCAAACTTCGTTGATTCAAAGTGTTTATAAAGTATAGCTAATCTTGCTAATTGTCCTTTGGATAATAAAAAAGGCTTTGTAACTCGTTCATCGTGGTTACCAGTTCTTATTGTAATCTTCGCATCTGTTGAAAGTCTTAAAGGCTTTAGGATTTGTTCTTCGGTGTATCTAAATTCTTCAACTTCGTTATATCCTTTTAAGATACCTTCCATAAAAAGTTTATTAGTATGCTTGGAAACAAAAGGTAAATCTACTATATCTCCGTTGATACAAACTTCATCAAATTTATTGTGTTGTAGAATGTTATTGATTACCCTTAAACATTTAAGGTCAGCTAACCAACCATGTGGGTCGGAAAATACAAATAGCTTATAAGTTCTTTTATCCGTTAGCTTTTTTAACTGATATTGGTTGTATTCAGTCTCGGTTAGTCTTGGTCTGTGCATAGTTTTTTTTCTCGAAATTACTAATTATTTTAGCAAATGCAATTATCTTTTATTCAAAGGCTTATGATTTATGGTTGTCATATAACCACCCAAAGCAATTAATGCCGATAGGAATAGCTTAATACAAGTATTTAAAGACCAAATAAAATTATCCCAGTCAATAGTTACCCAAGCATTCGCAATAGCTACAATCGCTCCAAATACCGTAGAAAGTGTATTATTTAATTTTCGCATACAAGTTAAACTCCCTTAATCTTCTTCTCATTAATCCTTTACTAACCACTCCACCTACTTTAATCCACATCAAGAAGCCTATTCTTATTTTTTCAATCGTTTGACCACCGTTAATAAACTTTACTAAAGATGACTTTGCAAATGCTCCACATCCAATGTTGTAACAAAGGCAGAATAAAGCATCAAATTCGTTCTGTTTAAGCGGTCTAATGACATATCTCTTGATACAAGCAGCGTAAGTGTCGGAAGTGTCTAAGAATAGCTTATAAGCCTCCTCTTGCGTTATTTTATCACCTTTTTTTACAGGTTGTCCATTATCGTATTTAGTCGAACCTATCCCAATAGTCCAAACCAAAGCCGAACACTGATAAGCATCTAACTTTAAGCCTTCAAACTCAACTAATAACTTTAAACCATCTTCGCTTATTTGTGCCATAAGTAGTCTTTAATAAAAGTTATACCTGTTATCGTTAATATAAAAGCACCAATTCTTACTGCCCAGTTTATACCTGTGTTATAATCCCGGACCTCTTGAACACTTTTTTCAGTATCTTCTAAAGTTTCTTCGATTAATTCTAATCTTTGAAGGATTCCGTTTCTGTTTAGCTTTGATCCGGTGATAGCCTGGCTAATCATTTCTACATTAATAGATAATGCTTTTAACTGATCGTTTATTTCTTTAAGTTCGTTCATTATGAAGGGGGTATTACTTCTGTTTGCGAATTACTTGTACTACTTCCAGGTTGACCAAATAAAGTCGATTGACTAAATTGATAAGGTGCAAGCCCAAGTGTAAAGTATTCAATATTGTTAGTTAAATCTTCTTCAAGTTTAGCATTTGTTTTATTGTTAAAATAGTCAAAAGTAGCTTCACTCATAAAGAAATTACTACTAATATTTATAATTTGATTTAAGTTACCTAATAAGCAATTAAATGATTCAAATGTTCCGCCGTCAGCTATAACATCAGCACCAAATTGATTAGCTATATTATTAGTTATTGTTCTATTAAATACACCGTTAATTTCAGTATAAACAGGGAATGCAAAAGGAGTATATCCTTGTACAGGAGTTTGCTCAGCATAAACATTACCATTATAGGTTCTTCCTGGTGATCTATAAAAAGAAAGTACAGAAGATGCGGTTAAACTATTTAAGTAGTTATAATTAGGAGTTTCTCCTTCAATAACTTCCATAAAAGGCTTTCTCCATTTATTAGAAGTTTGAATATAATTTACAAAATCGTAAGTTTCTTTAGTAAAAATAACATCCTCGTAATAAACTGCCGATAATCCATTTGAATCACCGGTATGAAACATCGATTCTACTACCTTTATGTTTTTTTGATAACCTGGCTTTGGTGAGTTTAAATCTGTATTCTGAACTGCTTTATAACCTAATTTCTCTAAAGCTAAATTTCTTGTTGGAATAATATTAAGCTGAATGTTATCTACATTTAAATGGCTTGGACTTAATAAAGACTTTAACCTCATCGGTCTAATTCTTAATTGTAATTCGTCTAATTCCCAAAACCAATTTGTAGAAGAATGCGTATTACCTCCACTTGACTGAGTGTATTTAGATAATACTTGAAATCTCTTCCACATATTATTATCAGCGTAAACTTCTATTCTTGTAGGATTAGATCCTAATGTATCGGCAGCAGTTTGTGCAGCCCATAATCCACTTGAATCAAAAGAAGCATAATCAGCAATTGGGTAAATAGCAGAAGATTCTAATCTTTTAGATAAAAAAGTTACATTAAATCCATCACCTGGTTCAGGAGCGGTAATTCTAAATTCAAAGTTTAAATTAAAAGCGTAACTATCTCCTAAGTGAGTATAAGTATTTAAGACTGGATCAAAACATCCTAAAAATCTTTTCATATCAATACTTAATCCTAAATAATTACTTCCATCAATAGGATCTAATTTATCTTCCTTTTCAACGGTTTCCATCCAATATGGATCATAAGGATGTGATGTGCCTTTTTCGCCATTATAAGTACCTACATTCTCAGTCCAAAATAAAGGTTTATTAGGGAATACACTTGTATCTTCTTGAAAGAATCCGTAATTTATAGTTAAGTTTTTAACTTTATTAGGATACATTAATTGAACCTCGTCTAATCTTGGTCTTAATGTTACTACTTGATTAGCATCACTAAATATTGTTTGAGTATTCTGTTTTATAACAGTTTTGATATTATAATTACCATCTGTTATTTCAGATCCATCAATATAACTATACTTTCTATAAGGTACTAAGTTATTTTGAGTAGTTGCTAATTCATTAATTGCTAAAATAGTCCAAGTATTATCTCTATTATCTAAATAAAGAATACATCCTAAAGAAGTTAATAAATTACCTATTATTTTTTGTAGGTCATAAGGGCTATTATTTTTCCAATCAATAGCAGCATATTCATTAATAAACATACTAACCTCATTCTTAGCAAGGTTATTTTCAGTAAAGTTAAAAGCAAATTTATAATCAATCTCTAAACCTACTAAGTTTAAACATCTTATAATAAAATCTTTAATTGAAATGCCTTCGTAAAAATCTTGGCTTTGGAACATCGAGAACTCTTCGTACTCAGAATATTTATATTCTTTTAAAACACCTAAAAAATCAGTAGCAGTTAATCTAAGAAAATATTGATCCTGCCAATCATATTGAATATCCGAATTTAAAATATACCCACTCCAAAGTTCAGCAGAACCTTGTAGAATTGTTTCATATAAATTAGGATAATAAACTAAAGCATCACCTATTACTTCAATACCGCAATTGTAAACTGCTTCAGCTTTTGTTACTGAAAAATCATATTGTATCCAAGTATTAGTTACATTTATAACATATTCACTATCACCTACAAATATTGTAGCAACAGGATTTCCTTCGTTAGCTTTTAACCAAACAGAATAAGTATAAGAAGTATTTTCAGATAAAGATATAGCTTGGTAAGCAGTTGCATCTTTAATTCTTGTAGAAGGATCATTTAAAGGACCTGTTGTATAGTCGGGTGTAATAACACCACCTGAAAGAAAAGTTTCAGTCCATCCTGAAGTAAAATCAGGGTTTGTAAATAATTCAATTGGCTTAATTAATTCTAAAACAACTTTCCAAGTAGTATTATCTGTATTATCAAAAAATACTTCCGGTTGTATTGGTGAGTTTTCATCAAAAAAGATGTTTATTTCAGCAGCAGAAGTTCTAAAAGGCTCAAATACATAATCCGATTTAGACCTATAAGTTAAAGAAAAAGGTAAATTTGAAGGGACTAAAGAAATTGCATCGTATTCTACTGCAACACTTTCTTTTTTGTAAAACTTTAAACGGTAATAAAAATCACTTGCATCAGCGTTCTTTAATCCTACCCACTCTAATTTGTATTTATAATTATAAACCATTATACAAGCCTGTTTAATCTTCCGTTATAATTCTGTAAAACTCCATATAATTTATCTCCTTGTATTTCAAAAGAAACATTTCCTTGTCCTGTTGATTCGGAAGGCATTGCTATCATACTACCTTTACCACCGCCACCTAAAGCAAATGGATTAAAACCTAATCCACCAATATTTTTAGCAATTTCTCCAATAGAACCTAAAGAAGAACCTCCAGCACTTAATCCACCTGTTAAAACAAATAGTATTGCCGCTGCTGCAACTGCCGCTGCTATTTTAATCATTAATTTTTTAATTGCATCAAATATAGCTTGAAAAGCATTTTGTCCACCATCAATCATTGTAGTAAACATTTGTTCAAATGCACCTGATAAAGTACCTGCTAAAACTGCTTGTGCTGCTAATATATTATTTTGATATTCAAGTTGTGCGTTTAATTCTTCTTGAGTTGGAATATAAATAGCCTGGTATTTACCAAAATATTCTTCTGTTGCTTGAAACCTTTTATCTTCTTGAGCAGTAAGTGTATTAAGTTCACTTGTATAAGAATTTACTAATTCAACAGGATATAAATCACTTATGTCATAATCAACCGCAGCTTGTGCAGCCATATCAGGTTTAAATGCTATTCTTTTAGCTAAAGCCGTTTTAGGTGCTTGTATTGCTGCTGCCGCTGCTGCTCTTGCTGCCGCTGCTTTTGCTTCTTCTTTTGTTAAAGCTATAACTGCATCTTTTGCATTTAAAATAGCTTTTTCGTAAACTTTAAAATAAGGAGATGTTTGATCTAAACCATTTTTTATTTCACTAAACTTATTAATTAGATTTTGTAATCCTTCTCTAGATTTAGTACCACTAATAGCATTATTTAAATCATCATAAGCCTTACCTATTTTTGCTACATCAATACTATCTAAAGTACCACCTAATTTTTTAAAACCTTCAACTATTAAATTTAAATCGGATAGTTTACCCATCCAACCAAATAATGGTTGTTCAGCACCTTTACCAATACCTAATTCATCAACTACATTTTTACCGTGCATTAAAGCATTTACTTTTGAAAGCATATCTCCCAAAAGTGTTACAGTAGTTTTTAAAGGACCAGTATTTGCATCCCCAAGATTTTTCATAAAGGTTGTCCAAGCATCTCCTAAATTGGAAATCTTGCCTTGTAATGTTTGAGATATAGCTGCTGCTGCACCCGATACACCTTCAATGTCTCCTAATCCTAATAAATATTGTTGTATTGATGATGAAGTATTTTTAACCGTAGTTGCTACTTCTCTAAAACTAAATGTAACTTTATCTCCAGCTACTTTAGCCTTTACTCCAAATTCTTTTAAACGCTCAAATTCGCCTGTCTGCGCATCTAAAATAGCTTCAGCTAACTGCCCAAAGGATTTACCTGTTGAACTCGCTAAATCGCCTAATTTACGCATTTCATCGTAAGAAGGTTTAAAGCCTTGATTTGCTAACTTAACAAAAGCACCGGTTAATTCTTCAACTGAAAACGGAGTTTCGGCAGCAAACTTGGTAATCATATTCATTGCCAGTTGTGCCTGTGATGCGCTGCCTAAGGTATTAGTTAATACCGCAGCCATAGTTTCAAATTTGGCAGTTGTTTCTACAACAGATTTACCAAAATTAATAAGAGAACCTACTGCAAATGCCCCTGCAAGAACACTTCCAAGCTGATTAGCAGAAGTACCAATAGAATTGAAATCTTTATCAATGTTTTTGGTAGTCTTATTAGCATTGGTGCTAAATTTATTTATCTCTTTAGATGCGTTATCTAACCCCTGCTTAAGACCTTGTATTTGTGCTGATAACTCAACTATTAATTTCTCGTTTGCCATCTTTTAACTTCTTTAAGATTTCTTGTTTTTCTTCATTTGATGTTAACTTTTTTGGCACTCTATTTATTATAGCAAACTTATCAGTCCATAGTGGCATTATTTCTTTAGGCTTTTTCATTTGGCTCTTTTTAGATACATTAACATTGTTAATATAACATAAAGTTGCTCTTGTGTGTTCCCACTCATTAGCCTGTTTTTTAAAGAAATTAAATAGTAACCTTTGATAATTCCCCCAAGTCATATCTTCAAATTGATCGGGCATTAAACCAACCTCGCCAATAGCGAAGTCGATTATATCATCCCAAGTTACTTTTTTTTTACACCTTCTTCACCACTTGACATTGCCTTAAATCCGTTTTGGATGTACTCGCTACTTTGTAACGATTTTGTCCAAGCATCAATAACTATTTGAATATTTGATAAATCCATATCATCAATCCAATTAGTAACATCATCTAAAGTAACATCAAATGTTCTTTTACTTATTTTATAATAGTTCTTTAAACCGCAGTAAGTAACATCTCTAACGAAATCAATCATTTGATAGTCAATATCCAACTTTTTAGTTTCTCCAGCATCAGTTGCCGTAAGAACATTATAACTCATTAAAGCGTAGTTACCGAACTTTAAAGTCCTAACTTCGCCACCCATTGTAATTTCAATAAGTCCGTTCATAGTTTGTTTGTTTTAATTTATGCTATTGTTGCAAATGTAGGTGCGCCTGTTCCTGCAAACTCAATAGAGTAAGTAGTTACATCTTCCATTGGTGCTGAAACTTCGCAAGAAGTAATGTAAGCACTTTGAGAAACCGACTTATCGCCTGTAACCAAGTCAGTCCAAATGATAGCAACTAATGCTCTTGAATTGTATGCAGTAAAAATATCTGCTAAATCTTTATTCGCTGAAACAAAGTCTGCAAGACCTTCTGCTGAATAAGTAATGTCTCTTAAACCTGGCATAATTTCTTTCCATCCACCACTTTCTTTAGAAGTAGTTT